ACAAACGTCCGATGATGAGCGACTTGCGCGAATCTGGTGCAATCGAACAAGACGCCGACATCGTGGCGTTCCTGTACAGGGACGACTACTACAACAAAGAGTCGGAGAAAAAGAACATCATCGAAATCATCATCGCCAAGCAGCGCAACGGACCGGTCGGTACGGTGGAGCTGGTGTTCCTGAAACAGTTCAACAAATTCGTAAGCCTCGACAAGGGGCATGACGATCAACCGGCGCAGCGGCGAGAACCGGACCCTAGGAGGCGGTGGGCGTGATGTACATCGCCTGCGAGGACATGGATTTCGTGTGGAAAGAACACCAGGTGGTGCTCTTTGAGGAAATGTGGAATCGCGGCATGCACATCAAAGATATTGCCAAGATGCTCCGGAGACCTGTTGACGAGGTGTTTATCCTCGCCTTGGATCGGGCGCGGGCTGGGGCGATTGCAAAACGGGAGGGTGGTATATTTGGGCATTCCAGTAGCGGATATCGAACGCGTGATCGACGACTTGGAGACACGCGTGAAAAAATTGAGACCGGTTCGTGAACTTGCTCAGATATGCGAAGCCGCAAGCCGGGCGTATGAGCAGGCAATTGAAGAACTCAAAAAGGTGTTGGATGAGCATGGGCAGGAAAAGTAGGGACAAAGGCCTTCGCGGAGAACGAGAATTCGCCGAGCTGGTCGGCGGCCGTCGGGTGCCTCTCAGCGGCGCCCAGCGCGGATTTGAGAACGACGTGCTGATCGAGACGCCGACGGGGCTGCTGAAAGCCGAAGTCAAGCGGCGCAAGGGCGGCTTCGGTACGCTATACACATGGCTGGAGGATGAACGGGAGCGTCCGGATATCGTTGCTTTCCGCGCGGATAGAAAGGACTGGCTGGTGTGCATGTCGGTGGAGGTTTTCAAAAAGCTGATTGGGAGGGATTCGGAATGAGCGATCAAAGGCAACGCATGATTGAGGCACTGAACAGTTTGGAAGTTGTGGACTGGTCGGCATCTTGTGGTGAACTGGAATATGTGCTTGCGGAGAGCACGGAAGAAAACGTCAAAACGTTGCTGGAAGCAGGTTTCACACAGGAAATGATTGACGAATCGAGAGATCACCAAGAGGACAACGACATCGACCTGACCTATCTCGCTGCGAACTACGCAAACATCTACTGCTGGCATAAGGACCGGGGCTTTATCGAGGAAGACGAATGGAATCGGTTGGCAGCTGCTCAGGGGGCGGTGTAAACGTGTCAGAGATTCGCACAGCAGCAATTCTATTCGGGGGAATCGGTGGATTTTCGGCGGGATTGAAGAGGTCGATGGTTGAAGCCTATGGACGGGTCTATCGCTGGGAGATACTTTGCTCGATCGACTTCGATCCGGTCGCCTGTCGGAATCACGACCTCATCACAGGTGAGAAGACGGCCGTACAGATGGACTTGTTCAACCGGGACCAATACCGCAAGTGGTTCGGGCACGAACCGCCGCCGGAGTGGCGAGAAGTGACGCCGCGGGACATCTGGGAGGCGTTTCAGAAGCAGGTGCCGGATTACATCTTTCTCAGCCCTCCTTGCAAAGGGTTCTCGGGCCTGTTGCCGGAAAAATCGGCCCGATCCGAGAAATATCAGGCGCTTAACCTGCTTGCGATCCGCGGGCTGGAGCTTGCCCTCGAAGCGTGCAGGAGGTACGGCGACGGCGAATTTCCGGCGTTCGTGCACTTCGAGAACGTCCCGCGCATCACTTCCCGGGGCGCGGACATCCTGAAGCGCATCAAACAGCTGCTCGAGCGCTACGGGTATGTGGTCGACATGCGGGCCGACCACAACCTGGGAGAGATCGGCGGACTCGGGCAAAATCGCCTTCGGTTCCTTCTGTTGGCGCGGAACCAGAAGCGCGTGCCCAACTGGTGCTATCTGCCGCCCAAGAAACAGTTACGCACCATCGGCGACGTGCTCGGACCTCTGCCGCTGCCGGACGATCCGGCTGGCGGCCCGATGCACCGGCTGCCGCGGCTTCAGTGGAAGACGTGGGTTCGGCTCGCGCTCATTCCGGCTGGCGGCGATTGGCGGGACTTGAACCGGCTGGATTGGCAGAATTACCGGATTGTCCATGAACCGCGAGGCGGGGCTTACGCGGTGGAGGATTGGAACCAGCCCAGTCGCACTGTCACCGGCACCGCTGGTCCCGGACGCTCAAACGGTGCTGCGGCAGTCGCGGACCCACGAATTGGTCTCGATATGAACGGGCACGCCGCAATCTATCGGGTATCGCAATACGATGAGCCGGCGCCGTGCGTCACCGGTGCACACCGACCTAACAATGGCGCGATTGCCATATCCGATCCACGCCTGAATAAACAAGAGGGCAAGCATCCTGGTGTATATCGCATCGTACGGGTTGACGAACCAGCGCCATGCGTGACCGGGACGAGGTTTGGAAGCGGCGCCATCGCCGTCGCAGATCCGCGTATGAACTGTACGCCGAGATCCGGCACAATGGGCGTCCAGCGATGGGATGAACCAGGAAAAACCGTAATCGGCGCCGGAGATATCCACGCGGGAGCCGCGGCGGTCGCCGACCCGAGAATCCCTGCCGATGATGAGCGCGGAGTTTGGGTGATCATCTCCGAGGATGGCACGTGGCACCGTCCGCTTACGACTTACGAACTGGCCATGATACAAGGTTTTCCCCGATGGTTGCCAGACGGTCGACCTTTCCAACTGGAAAATTGTTCGGACGCCAAGGCCCGGGAGTACATCGGGAATGCTGTCCCTCCGGCCGCCATGGCTGCAATGGGCAATGTGATCCTGTCGACAATGATGCTGGCCGAGGCTGGCGCCGGATTCGAACTCAGTTGGAACGAGGTTTGGGTGCGGCCGGAGGAAGAAGAATTGCCAACAGTGGTTCAGTGAGGAGGGACAACATGGGAGCACCACGCATCTTGCACTACCCAGGCTCGAAATGGTCGCTGGCCGAATGGATCATCTCGCACATGCCGCCGCATACGACGTACCTCGAGCCGTTTTTCGGCAGCGGGGCGGTCTTTTTTAACAAGCCCCCGAGTCCATTGGAAACCATCAACGACATCGACGGCGACGTGGTGAATCTGTTCCGAGTGATCCGGGACCGGCCGGAGGAATTAGCGCGGTTGGTCTATTGGACGCCGTACAGTAGGAACGAATACTACGCCTCCTACGATATGAAGGAAGCGAGCGAGATTGAAAGAGCAAGACGTTTTTTGGTTCGTTGCTGGATGGCAAGGGGCACCAAGACAAGCGAACGTACTGGCTGGCGACATATTATTGACCACAGTGGGCCCCGGCCGGTTCGACAGTGGAATATATTGCCGGAAAAGATTTTAGAAGTGGCCGAGAGGCTAAAAAACGTTCAGTTAGAGCAACAACCTGCAATAGAACTGATTCAGAGACATAGACGGGAAGACGTGTTGATTTATTGCGACCCCCCTATCCATTGGCGACCCGCAGCGGCCGCATGTACCGCCACGAGATGACCGACCAGGATCATATGCACTTGCTGGACGTTCTGGATGAGTATCCGGGACCGGTGCTCCTCTCGGGCTACGACAATCCGATGTACAATGAACGTTTGAAACATTGGAGCCGAGTGGAACATAAAGCACTGGCGGAATCCGGGCGGATCCGGACGGAAGTTTTATGGCTGAACCCGGCGGCCGCAGAAAGTGCGCGGCAACTTACTCTATTTTGATTGGGGTGAGCTCGATGAGCACCAAAATGGCCGTCCATTTCTCATCCGAAACCGACGAATGGCCGACACCACAAGATTTCTTCGATAAACTCAACGAGGAGTTTCACTTCACGTTAGATGTTTGTGCCACTCCCGAAAACGCAAAGTGCCCGCGTTACTTTACAAAAAGTGAAAACGGACTGCTTCAAAAATGGGAAGGAATATGCTGGATGAACCCTCCATATGGACGAGAAATCGGCCAATGGGTCAAGAAAGCATACGAAAGCGCAATTGGAGGGGCGACGGTGGTTTGTTTGCTTCCAGCCAGAACAGACACGAGTTGGTGGCATGACTACTGTATGAAAGGAGAAGTCAGATTCATCCGAGGACGGCTGAAATTCGGAGGGGCAAGCGAAAACGCTCCTTTCCCGAGCGCAGTAGTGATATTCAGACCTGGGGTGCAGGAAACGAATCGACAACTCACACTGTTCTAGGAGGAGAAACAGATGCAAGTCCACTATCTGAAAACCTGGCCTGAATACTACAGGGCCGTTGTATCAGGGGCAAAAAAAGTCGAGATTAGGAAAGATGATCGGGGCTTCCAGGTGGATGACATACTTCGGCTGGAAGAATACGACATCGAGAAAAAAGAGTACACCGGCGCATGTTTCACAGTGAAGGTGACGCATATCTTGCGAGATCAGCCGTGGGTGCCGGAAGGATATGTAGCCATGTCAATATCGCCCATTTATGTCGACGAATCCACCGCCTTCGGTGTGGACTGCCCCGGCGGGAAATGTGAGTGGTGAGGAATGAGCCGTGATAAGCGCATCACGATCCGCCAGACGGTCCGCTTGGTCCAGGACGCCTATGATCGGTTTGAGGTGCTGGCATTGCAGGTGCTGCGGGACGATTTTGGATTCGGGGCGGGGGAGATTGCGCGGTTTGAAGAAGCACTTTCCGAGCGGGCTGCGCAGGAATGCCTACGGATCGAAGCGAGGTTGAGAAGATAAAAAATCCCCTGCAGTGGGGGCTGCAGGGGAAAAACCGAATAAACGTTCCTACACCGATAATACCATATGAGTGAGGTGTAGGGGAATGAATATAGAGCAAATTGTTTTCCCGTGGGAGATTGACCGCGAGACAACGAGACAGCGGGTTGAGGAATACCTGGAAACGGCACGGATATACCGGCAAATCGGGTTCGTCCGGCGCGAAATGAAGGTTACGGCGTCGCCGGAACCGCGGTATCACGGGCCGACGAACATTGTGGGCAAGCCGGCCGAAGAAACTGCGATCTGGAACGTGAGCACCGAGGAGAGAATGAAGGAGATCACCGAAAAGGTGGAGCGCGCAATCGGCCGGCTCGGGAAGCTGGAACGCGAGATCATTGAGAAGCGTTACCTGGAGGACGATGTTTACGATTACAACGTCTATACCGAGCTGCACCTGAGCGAGCGAAAATACTATCGCCTGAAGTCGAAGGCCATTTACAAACTCGCGTTCATGCTGCGGTTGGAAGTTTTTGTGGAGCCGCGGGAGGAAAAACCGGCGTAAAACGTGGCAGAAAAATGGCAGACATTTGGCAGGAAAATGGCAGAGCATTTTGAGGCTGACGTGCTACTATGATACCAGACAGTAGTTTCTCTCCCCAGTGCAATATGTAGTGTACGAATCACACACGAAGGGAGGGGACTGACGCCCTCGCAGTTTGCGGGGGTTTTTATTTTCGATTTTTTCTGTTTGCCCGCTCATCCCCAAAGCGCAGCATATTACGGACCGCTCGCGGGGCAAAGCGAGTTTGGGGCTGCGCGCCTCCTTGGCCGTGACCGGAGCGGTTTTGAGTGGGACCCGGGCGCTTGCCGACCGCGCAAACTGTTCGGAAGTGCCGGAAATCAATAACATAAGGGAGGGAAATCCCTTCTTTTGTCGAATTGATGGACTGAAGGAGGGGTAGTATGTCAAATTATCTTGATTTGTTAACAAACAATAAGCATGTCTCCGAGGTCTATGAGGTAGTCGGCGAATGGGAAGTCTGGATCGGGTTCCAAAAGGTTAAGATCAAGATTAAGCGCGACATTAACGGTAAATTTGTTCACGAAACAAGTCACTATTATCATGGATCAGAACAAGCTGGCGCGTATATATCTAGCATCAATGGATATGAAACAATAGAACTAGCGCTTCAAGGTGCGATAAAACAATTACTCATGTTTTATGATCCAGATGACGAAAAGGCCAAGTGGGTCGAAAATGATTCGTACTGAATAGCACCCTAACCGGTGCTTTTTCTTTTATGGAAACGAAAAACCGCGGGCGATATCCCGCGGCTTTCGACCGGTGTTTTCGGATTTGCCTCCTACTATATCATACATTGTCTGAAAATGGAAGATGATGTATGATGGTGGAGGGAGGCGATATTATGGCGATGTCTACTTGCATGAAATGTGGAAATCATACGTTTGAGATGGTTGAACGTGAGCCTCGGGGTTCGAGATTTAAATTAATGTTTGTTCAATGCACAATGTGCGGCGGAGTTGTAGGTGTGATGGATTATTACAACATCGGCGCGCAAACTGAGCAGATTAAAGCAGCATTGAAAAAAGTGGCACGACAAATTGGAGTAAGTGTGGACTTTTAAGCATCTTAACTGGTGCTTTTTCTTTTGTCATTTTTCAACGTGAGGTGGTGGTAAATGAACTTCGTCCAACCGATCAGGGATCCGCAGATGGTCGAGGCGATAATTAAATATTTCCGGAACCGCAGCACACGCGATTATCTCTTCGTCAGCCTGGGATTTTACAGCGGGCTGCGCGTTTCTGACTTGCGGACGATGCGCGCCGGCATGTGCCGGGGGACGCATATTGATATCGTCGAAGCAAAGACCAAGAAGCGCAAACGGTTCATCATTCACCCGGCCATTCGTGACGAGCTTCATCGGTACATCGCGGACATGGATGATGACGAATATGTGTTCGCTTCTCGGCAGAAGAAACGGAACGGCGTGCCCGGACTGCCGATCAGTCGGAGTCGGGCCTATCAGATTCTCAAGCGCGCGGCGAAACATTTCGGGCTGGTGGATATCGGTTGCCACACCATGCGCAAGACGTGGGGATATCATCTGTACCGGCAGGACCCTCGCAATTTAGCGTTACTCATGCGCATGTTTAACCACACCTCTGAAACCGTGACTCTGCGCTATCTCGGCATCACGCAGGACATGATGGACGATGCGGTACTGCGGCTGAAGTACGCATGACATCATCATTTTTGCGCGAATGTCCAACTCGCAGAATAGAGAGTCGATCAAGCCACGAAAAATCAAGCGAAAGGGCAAATTCTGTGAGTTGAACAGAATTCATATTATGATTAACCATATAACCAAATAGTGGAAGAATGGCCGAGGGTTTTCCTCGGTTTTTTCGTTGATGCTTTCGGAACGATGGAAGCCTGAAAGCGTTTCATCGTGAAAACAACTCAACCTGTCGGAGGTGGGGTGGATGTAGTGGCGCCGAAACGCAGCCCACTGGAGCGCAAGGCATTCAAGATGTGGTGCAAAGCAGGCCGGCCGCGGAAGCTGAAATGGATCGCCGACGAGCTCGGCGTCAGCCCGGAAATGGTCCGTAAATGGAAGCACTACTATGATTGGGAGAATCGCGAAGACCCACGGCCGGGCGCGCCGCTCGGTAACAAAAACGCGGTCGGCAACAAAGGCGGGGCGCCGCCGGGCAACGCGAACGCGGTCAAGCACGGCCTTTACCGCAAGTACATGCCGCAGGACGAGGAGTTCCTGGAAGTCTACGACCTGGCGGCCGAAGAGGACCCGCTGGAAATGCTTTGGCGAAGCATCGTCACGCAGTTTGCCGCGATCATCCGGGCGCAGAAGCTGATGTTTGTCCGGGACCAGGACGACATTACCAAGGTCCTGAAAAAGGAGAGACAGGGTCCAAGATTCACCGAACGGGAATGGGAATTTCAATTTCCGTGGGATAGGTACGCAAGCTACCTCAAAGCCCAGGCCGCGGCGATCTCGGCGCTGAACTCGTCCATTCGACAATTCCTCAACGCGGCGCCCGAGAGCGACGAGCGGAGGACGAAGATCGAGCTGATGCGGGCGCAAATCGATAAAGTGAAAGCTGAAACAAAGGCGATTAACGGGCCAACTGATGACATTGGCGACGACGGCTTCCTGGAAGCTTTGAAGGGCAAAGCTGCGGAGGTGTGGGGCGATGGCGAGCAGGACGACGAAGAGGCTTAAACCTACGTTCCGCTGGCGGCCGTTTAGCCTCAAGCAGCTACAGGTTCTGACGTGGTGGATGCCCGAAAGCCCGCATTACGACAAAGACGCAATCATTTGTGACGGGTCCGTGCGCGCCGGAAAAACAGCATCAATGTCGTTCAGCTATGTCGTCTGGGCGATGGACACATTCAACGGCCAACAGTTTGGCATGGCTGGAAAGACGATTGGAGCATTACGCCGAAATGTGATTGGTCCGCTGAAACAGATGTTGGTCAGTCGAGGCTATCATGTCGAGGATCGGCGCGCTGACAATTTGCTGATTATCAGACGCGACAACGTGACCAACGACTTCTATTTGTTTGGCGGCAAGGACGAGCGGTCCCAAGACCTGATCCAGGGCATCACGCTGGCCGGTATGTTCTTCGACGAGGTCGCGCTCATGCCTCAGTCATTCGTCAATCAGGCAACCGCGCGCTGCAGCGTGGACGGCGCCAAACTGTGGTTTAACTGCAACCCGGCAGGTCCTTATCACTGGTTCAAAGTTGAATGGTTGGACCAACTGGAACAGAAGAACGCGCTGCACCTGCATTTCACGATGGAGGACAACCCGAGCCTGTCGGAGCGCGTCAAGGAGCGCTATCGTCGGATGTATTCCGGGGTGTTCTTCAAGCGCTACATCCTTGGGCTATGGGTGATGGCCGAAGGCTTGATCTACGACATGTTCGATCAAGAAAAACATGTCGTGCCGACGGTCGAACGGCCGTACCGCCAATATTACGTCTCCTGCGACTACGGCACACAGAACCCGATGACGTTCGGATTGTGGGGGCTGTATGACGGTGTTTGGTACAAGGTCAAGGAGTACCATTACGACGGGCGAAGTCGGAGCCGACAGAAGACGGATGAGGAATATTACGCCGACCTGGTTCAATTCCTCGGAGATATCGTGCCGAGGGCAATCATCATCGACCCGTCGGCTGCGTCGTTTATCGCGACGATTCGGAAACACGGGAAATACACCGTCATGAAGGCTGTGAATGATGTATTGGACGGCATCCGAAATGTCGCTACGGCGCTGGTGCAAGGGATGATCAAGTACAACGACTGCTGCAAAGAGACTTTCCGCGAATTTGCCTCTTACGTTTGGGACGAAAAAGCAGCGGAGCGCGGCGAGGATAAACCGGTTAAGCAGAACGATCACCAGATGGACGGTGATCGTTATTTTGTGCACACAGTTCTGTTCAAAGGCGTTGTCACTGCAGCGCACTCTATTGCTCGTTAGGAGGTGATCAAATTGTTGCCAGACTTCACATACGAAATCGAACAGATTCGGACCGGTGGCATCACGCCTGAGCTGGTCAAACGCATCCTGAAAAAGTTCGAGCCGCGGCAGACGGAAATGATGGGGCTGTATCTGCGCTATCTTTGCGACCGGCGGGGCGTGCCCATCTTCCAACGTCGGCTTGATGATGATCGGAAAGTCAATAATCGGCTTGCGAATGATTACCTGGGCGAGATCGTCGATATGAAGACAGGGTACTTCGCGGGAAACCCGATCTCGTACAACTACAGCAAGGATGCGCCAAACTACAAGGAATCGCAAGACCAGATCATCCGCTTTTCGACTGTGAACAACCTTCCCGACCTGGATGTGGAAGTGACCAAGATGGCCGCGATTTGCGGTTACGGCGCCCGCTTGCTCTACATTGACGACAAAGCCCAGGAGAGGGCCAAAAACCTGCCGGCATACGGCACGGTGTTCTTGTCGCCCGACGGAAACATCACCGAGCCGGAATATGCGCTTTACGTTTACGTCGTGTTGAACGAGAACAACAGCCCGATCCGCAAGGTGGAGTTTTACGACGATCGGTTTGTACATTTCTTCGTCGAGACGAGGTCAAACAGCGGGACATACCGAGTTGAAAAGGAACCGCAGCCACACCAATTCCCTATGTGTCCAGTTGTTGGGTTCCCGAACAACGCGGAACTGCAGGGCGATGCCGAAAAGGTCCTTTCCCTGATCGATGCGTTCGACCGCACGATGTCCGATGTGAACAGCGAGATCGAAGCGTTCAGACTGGCATACATGGCCTTCATCGGCGGGCAGATCACCGAAGAGCAGCTTGAAGAGGCCAGGAAAACCGGTGCGTTCAACATTCCGGACGGCGGCGACGCGAAGTTCATCACAAAAGAACTGGACGATGCGGTCGTCGAGCACCATCTGGATCGTTTGCATGATAACATCTACCGGTTTTCCAAGACGCCGGACCTTTCCGATGAGGCGTTCGGCAGCGGCGCCCAAAGTGGGGAGGCAAGGAAGTACAAACTGCTCGGGTTGGAAATGAAAACCGGATTCTTCGAAAACAAGTTCCGGTCCGCGGCAAACCGGATGTTTGAACTCTTGGCTGGTCCATGGAACATGAAGAACCCGTCGCTCAAATTCGACCACCTGAACGTGTGGTACGAGTTCAAGCGCAATTTCCCGAAAGACCTGCTCTATGAAGCGCAAGCGACGCAGCAGCTCAAGGGCATGGTCAGCGAACAGACACGGCTCAGCCAGCTTTCGTTCGTCGATGACGCGCAGTATGAAATGGAACTCATGCAGCGCGAACGAGATGCGATTCCCGACCTTGAGCTGGACGAGGATGACGAAGAATGAGCCTCGACAAATATGAAGCCGAGCTTCGGAAGGCGAATGATCAGCAGGTAAAGGTGACCGAACAGGTGATCAGGCGGAATTTCGAGATCGTGCTGCACGACATTATCGCTGAAATCGGACTGCTTTTTTCGAAACTGGAACGCGATGGCAAGCTGACCTACGCGGATATGGCGAAGTACTCGCGGCTTCGGAAACTCGAAAAGTCCATCATGGAGCAAGTCGACCAGATGAGCGCGAAGAACCAGCGTGCGCTTCAGCGGCTCTTACGGCAGGCCTACCAGCACTCCTATGAATGGATGGCATGGGCGATCGAGAAGGAAAGCCGTGCCCGGCTGGCCTACGCCGCGGTTCCGCTCGATCGTATCGATGCGATCATTGAAGAACCAATCGGCGGTCGGCCGCTGAAAGGCCGGCTGTCCCGGCTTCGGAAGCAGACCATCGACGAACTCTTTCGGCGCATTACGGCCGACCTGGTTGAGGGGGCCACGCTGAAGAAGATGACTGAGGACGTCCGGGAAGTGCTGAATATCAGCCACGCCGATACGATCCGAATCGTCCGCACGGAGGCGCACCGCATACAAGAGGCCGCAACACTTGCCAGTGCGCAGCACGCGACCGAACAGGGCGTGGTCATGTTGAAAAAGTGGAATTCGTTGCACGATCAGAAGGTTCGTCATACAGCGCAAGCGAATCATCGCATGATGGACGGGCAGGAAGTCCGCGCGGATGAGGATTTCGAACTCCGGCCGGGCGGTGGAAAGGGCAAAGCGCCCGGGAATACGGGTGTTGCTGCTCACGATATTAATTGCCGTTGTTTTACGACATACCGCATTGCGGAGATTCAGAAAAAGCAATATGAGGAACTGGCTAATTTGACGTTTGAGGAATGGAAGAAAACGAGATTGAAAGGAGGATGAACATGGGAGTCGTGCAGCGTTTATGGGAGCAGTACAAAAGCCTCCAGACGCTTCGGAAGCTTCTGTTTATACGGAGAAACAGGGATGTATATATTTCGAACGTCACCCGCGACCAGCCAATGACAACGCGCAGATATTGGCAAAAGCTGCTGGACATAGGGGTGATTCCGTAATGCCTAGTTAGTCGCTCAATCGAGCGGCTTTTATATTTTCAAAAAAAACTGAGGGCGGGTGCTGGCGAACTCATCGCAGGGCGCGAGTACGGCCGAACTCGAAATGGAGGATTGAATCATGGGAGACTCTCTGTTGAAACTGATGCCGTTTTTCGCGGCAGATGGTGGCCAAGGTGGGGGAACTGGCGGCGCAGAAGGCGCGCAGGACCAACAAGGCGGCCAAGGTAATGGTGATGGTACCGGGACCGGCCAAAGCGGTGCAGGAGGCGAATCTGGAAGCCAAGGGGCCGAATTCAAGCCAACTCCCGAAATGGAAGCATGGCTGCAGAAGCAAATCCAGTCTGCTGAGGACCGAGTCCGGACACAGTATGTGAAGCAGCTCAAGCAGCTTGAGCAGGAAAAAGAAGCGCTGCTCAAGGAGAAGATGACCGAGGAAGAAAGAGCCAAATACGAGCTGGAAAAGCAGCGCCGGGAACTGTTTGAAAAGGAGCAGGCGCTGAAAAGGCAGACGGTCGAACTGGAGGCGACGAATCTTTTGGCGGCCGCGCAACTTCCGATCTCGTTCAAACCGTTCGTACTCGGCGAGGATGTCGAGGATACGAAGAAACGCATCGAGAACTTCAAAAAGCTGTGGGATGCCGCAGTATCCGAAGAAGTCACGAAGCGAATGGCCGCAGGCGGCCGAAAGCCGCCCGGCGACGGGGCCGGCGGGAAAGCCGGTCTTTCGATGAATGACCTGATCAGAGGCGCCCTGGGGCGCTAATTTCATTTATGGAGTGTGATTGAAGATGGCTGTGAATCTGATTCAGCGTACCGATGCGGAAGCTCTGATTCCCGTTGAGGTGGCAAGCGAAATCATTCAGGGCGTGCCGCAATATTCGGCCGTCATGCAGCTGGGGACGCGGCTGCCGAACATGACGGCAAAGCAAAAGAGGCTTCCGGTTTTGAACAGCCTGCCGATGGCTTATTTTGTCAATGGCGACACCGGAACCAAACAGACGACGAAAGTCGATTGGAAAAACAAATACCTGGAGGCCGAGGAAATCGCGGTTATCGTACCGATCCCGGAAGCCGTCCTGGACGATTCTGATTATGACATCTGGGGCCAAGTCCGGCCGCGCATCGAAGCGGCATTCGGCGAAGTATTCGACGCTGCTGTGCTGTATGGCACGAATAAGCCGTCGACATGGCCGGATGGCATCGTGACGCAAGCAACGGCCAAAGGCAAGGTCGTTGCGCTCGGAACGGGTGCCGATCTGTACGACGACATCATGGCCGAGGGCGGCGTGATCGACCTGGTCGAGCAGTCCGGCTTCATGGTCAACGGCCACGTGGCGGCGATGGGTATGCGCGCGAAACTGCGCGGTCTGCGCGATGCAGACGGGCAACCGCTGTTCAAGCCCACAATGCAGGAAGGTACCCGGTACCAACTGGACGGCGAGCCGATGATCTTCCCGCAGAACGGTTCGGTTGACCCGACGAAGTCGCTGCTGATTGCGGGCGACTGGCGGCAACTGGTTTACTCGATCCGTCAGGATATGACATACAAAATCCTGACGGAAGCCGTGATCCAAGACCCGACCACGGGCGAGATCGTGTACAACCTCGCCCAGCAGGACATGGTGGCGCTGCGCTGCGTCATGCGACTGGCATGGCAGATCCCGAACCCGATCAACCAGCTCGATCGGGACG